AAACCGGAGTGGCCGAGAAAGTGACTGTGGTGTATGCCGGATGGGAACCTCCTCCACCGCCTCCACCACCGCCTCCAGGATAGTATTGAGCATCTATAGACCCGACCGTCAGTAGAATCAGTGCCGCAGTTCTTAGAATCATCGCCTCATTTCCCCCATGTGATACTGACAGTGTCACCAGTCTGTACTAGATAGTAGATCGTACTGAGACTGTAGTACTGATCGGGCGCTTTCAGTCCAGGAGCTGGAGGAATCGGCGGGATCATGACTCCACCTCCTGCGGCTATTGGAATACCCCGCGATCCGGTAATCGCCGAATCACCCACACGAACAGCGTTCGTATTAGCGGTTGGACTGACGAATTGAATCCAGCGGGCCGTTCCTGATCCCTGGACAGCGTGAGCAGCTCCGTCGCCGGGGATATCAGCCAGAGTGTTCACAGTCAGATTTCCCGTGCTCTGAGTATAGACGTCGGGCGATGTCAGAAGCAGCCCCGCCAGGACCATCACTACGAATGCCGCAAGTCTAATCGTTACGCTCTTCATAAAAGACACCTGTTTTGGTCTATTAGGGTCTCTAGGACAGCTCGCTAGAGTCGGGGTGGAGGTTAGGTTGCATCCCGGTCCAAAGAGTGCCCTAGAGATGTCGCTAGAAGTCTAACTTACGTCAATGGCGTCAGCCAACCCTGCTCCCAGTACAGTTGCAGAACTTTCATAGCAGCAAGACTGTAACTGACGCCTCCGACATCAAACGGCAGATTGGTCCCGACATGATAGACCGTTCCAAGGAATTCCAATGGTTCGCGGCGGCAGGCGTACTGAACAGTGCCCGAACGCTCGAAGTTCCTTTCGCCGAGCCCAACGAATGTCTGTCTTATACCGATTCCACTCGATGTGTCTGTGGCCATAATTGTTCTCCTTCTGGTTCGATTAACGCTCTGAGAGATATTTCAGACCAGCATGTAAGAGCTGAGTCCTTGGTGGCGTTCAAGACTTCTACTCCGGCTTCCTTAAGAGGTTCGACCAGAGTTGCGAAACTGGGCAAGTGCGATAGACTGATGACTGAAGCGTAGCCGTCAGGACGCGGCGAATCGTGCCAGTGCGTGCGGCCATCGACTACGCGCATGTCCATGCCCAACAGCACGATTCTCTTGACTCCAAAATGATAAGCCAGATTCATCGCAGCATAACAGCTAGAACTACCGTGGCGCAAGCCTTCTGGAGATTTCTCAAGCCCTTCCTGTCCAGTGAATTTCAATTGACGGACCTGAGGGTGCTCCTTGAATACCGGACTGTAACCCCCGTTGACGAATGTCTTTGTGTACATCAGTTGACCGAAATTGATCGTTCTATCGAGGGACCACAGATCTCTTTGCATCTGGTCAACAAACCAAGACTCGTCTGTGAAATACAAACAGTCGAGCCAGGGAGCCAGCCGCCAGGAGTCGTTCACGGCTAGAACTCGCCATCCTGGTCTTTTCAGAACAGATGCATCGAAGCCTCGCAGCGACGGGCCTCCACCTAGAATAAACGCCGTTTGATCAGACCATCTCTTGTCTGCTCTCCAGATCATAATTTAATCCTCAAGACCGGGCTTTCATCACTCTGAAGTTCGCTGTCATATTGGGGCGGCCTCGGTCATCATTGAACATCATCGGAGCGTAGTGCACGGCCTGTACGAAAATGTATCCCGATGCCGGTATGGAATCTTGCAGCAGATCGAAAATGTCTTTCCATTTCGTACGAGCTGTGGTGTAGTCAAGACGCGAAGCTCGGATACGAACTTGGAACGTGACGCGCTCATTCTCGCGGCCCAGAGTATCGGCGGGCAAGCCTCCGGTCTCGAATATACCAATCATCTGATCCTGGTCATCTGGGTAGTACCCGAGGTAGACCGGCCAGTTAGGAGCGCCAGCTACGTTATTGGCCAGTAGATAAGCCCGGATGTCATCCATCAGAGGCATCTATTCCTCTTTACTTGTTCAAGCCCTTCTTGTACGCACCCATCAAGCGTCCTGGTAGCTCATCCTGTTTGTCTTTTACTGGATTCTCCAGGTATTTAGGGCCGCTGCCGGGCCGCGTCCAGTTGACCGTCGGGGAAAGATTCTCGTGGACGTACAAGGCATAGCCTACAGCTTCATCTCCGTATCCAAGAGTTACCGATATCATATCGCCGGTCTCCTCTGGAAGAAGTACTTTGCCGGTATTCATCAAAGCTCCCGTATCGACCGGGACTATTTCCTTGCTCGCGGCCATGACCTCTTCGGCGAAACGATATAGTTCACCGGCTACTTCTTTCCGCACGGCCGGACCAGCAGCCTGCTTCAATTTCTCAGTCAGCTTTTCGATTCCATTGACCTTGAGAGTGATTTTCATCGGCCTTTCCTCTTCCAGGCAAATGTGTAGCATCTATTAAACGAATAAGAAACGCATTTGTGTATGGGAATCCAATCCTTGAATGAGCTTATGACCTTTTGGCACCTGTCTTCATCCTGGCGATGCAATTCACCACACACTACTTCTACGAACGCAGGCAATTTTGAACCGTCTAAGAAATACAGTTCAGATCCTTCGCAATCCGTCTTTATCAGCGTGGGCTTATGTCGCATCAGCACACTGGAAAAGGCGCTCTGATTAACAGGTAAAGTCATGCGTCCACGAGCTGTGAATACAGTTGATGCCGAACATGAATTTCCGCTCTGGGGCAATGAAAGATTTACAGTGCCCGCATCCAACCCGACGGCATGGTTCGCTGCGTAAGACGGGATACTAAGCCGTTTCAAGTTTTCTAACAAGAGAGCATAAGCTCCAGGTTCGGGTTCATATGCTACTACACTGATTGCTCCTAATGCAGCACTACGAACTGAAAACATTCCGAAGTTAGCCCCTATATCGAGAACAGATCTGCCAGCTATTTCATTTTCCATCTTGCGATAGGTAACGTTCCACTCTTTTAATATCTGTATATCAGGATTGTGACCTTCTCGGACAAGTATTCCATCGACCTCAATGAGTTTTGTGTACTGCAAACCCGAAGCTCTTTTTACAAAACCGCGCATCGATTGTTTTATCCGTTGGCGCTGCCTAGCAACACTTTGACGAACAGATCACCGGTCTCGTCAGGAGTCCTCTCGATGCTGAGAATAGGCGGTATGGTAGCAGCAGGATCGCCGCTGACATATACTTTGTCCTCATACCCGACGTTAGGCGTCCCTAGAATCCATATCTGTGATTCTGAGATCAGCTCAGGCCCCTGTCCTTTTGTTCCGCGTTCGTAAGCCTTGACGCGCGTGTTTTTGTAAACACGACGTCCCCTGAATGTCACAGGAGCCGCGTAACTGGGCTTGCCGTACTGGTCGCGGCTAGACATGCTCTCCCAGACGATTGTCTGTGGGCACAGATCGTTCCAATCACTTACCGGCATAGTCTATGGAATATTGGGTTCACCAGGACCGTAGTTCCCGGGACCGGGCCGCGTGTAGCTCATGCCGTCGATCTTGAACGCGGGCTGTACTTTGTCAGGTTGTTCATCCTGTGATCTCTTGTCCGACATAGACTGACCGCCAGCGAATACCTTGACGCTCTCAAGATTTGCCCGCATCCTTAATTTCGTTGATAGCTCCTGATAATTTTTAACGCGCTGGCCGTATGAAATGTGGAGGTCGCCGACAGCCTTGTCTGCGAAGCGATTGAAATGCGCCACGATGGCGTCTGCGACGTAGGCTGCCGGTAGATAGTTTCCATTGGGCGGAGGAGTATTTCCATAGACCAGAAATATGGCGTAATTGATTTCCTCGTCTTGCACAAGGGGATCGGCGCTGTTCGTATCAGACACCAAGAACCGCACTTCGTCCTTGGGGCTGCTGGATGGGTTTAATGAGTAACTCCAAGACATGACTTTATTTCACTCCCGGCAAGTGCGTTGAAAACTCAGCGGCGGCCAGGAACATAAGCCCCAGACCCAAGAGCTTGTAGTAACGAACTTCGGGAGGCGGCGTGAACAGTGCTGCAACCCCGAATAACACCATAGCGATGGTAAACAGAATGAAAGTCACAATCATAATCACTCCTTTCAAGAAAACGGAAAGGCGTCTATCGAAGACTCACGACTGTGATTGAGCACGCGCACTCCCCGGCTTTTCAATTTGGGAATCATGTTTCTGAATAGAGGAGCCCAATAGATGTACTGGTCATTGGTCTGTGGGTCCATGTCGTATCCCCATAAGTGTATCTTGCGCGCGCCTTTTAGATACGCCAGATTCAGCGCGGCGTATCCTGTGTTACAGCCCGCGCAGACCACGCCTGGATGGTCACTTAGTCCGTCAGCGTGCGATATCTGTAAATACGTCACGCCGGGTATATCAGCACAGTCGGTCCAGGTCTCAAGAGGTAGAGCCAGATATTTCTCTCCAGGGAACGTAGAAATAAAAAACCGGTGACGCCGAATCCAGTTGTTGTCAATCGAAAACAGCGCCACCGAAGCCAATGAATGGAGAGCAAACATGGCGAGTGCAGAGTCATTCAGCCCCAGCAGCGTGCATCCAGGGAAATTCGTTACCGAGAAGCCCCGCGCCGAAGGACCGCCGCCTACGATGCAGACTTCAGTCCAGTAAGGCGGAGAGACGATCCCGTAGCTGACGCGCGGTTCCATCAGTAGAAAGTCCTGAGCGGTAGCAGAGTTCTTGCAGCTCCTTACGGCTCATCTTTGAAATGTCGGGCGCGACCACATCAGGTTGAGCATCGACCGCGCCGGGCGGCGCGGTTGCTTGTGGCTCTGTGAAGAGCTGACCCGATTGGTCTACTTGTTCAGTGACCCCCCTCCGGGCGCAAGCCTCACGGAGATCAGGGTCGGATAGGGCGAATGACAACAGTTCGATGTGACAGAGAGGACGCTGGTACTCACACTGTAAAGCATAAGCACTCAGGGCTCCGCGAGGAATTTCGTCTCCCATCTCAAGTCGCTGGCCATTCACGTTAAGGCCCGCTGCCGTTGACACTACGAACCGAGATGACGTAAAGTCAACATCGCGTTCGTTAGGCCGGACGCATAGAAGTTTCAGTTCGGACATAACCTACGCGACGGCTGATGCCAAGAAATATCCGAGATACTTGGAGACAAGACCGAAAGCATATGCCGATTCGATCTCGAGGTGGTCGCTGGAATCGACTTCCCACCGGAATTTCTTGATTCGCATTCCGGCGGCCGTCGCGCCCGTCAGGCCCGTCCAGTTGAAAGTATAACCCGCGCTGGGCGAGAAGATACCCGGAGCGTCGGATGCGTAGGCGAGCAAGGCATGTTTGCCCGCGATGAAGTCGAGAACATCGGGAGTAGTATCACTGTTCGCGTTCATATCTTCGGCGCTGGTGGTCTGCACTCCAGAAGCGACCAAGACGCGTTTGACCTTGAAGAGAGCTTCGAGGTCAGACAGATTGACGACCACC